CCTGCGGCGGGCGTCGCCCACCGGCCATCATCTGCCCGCCCATCATGCCGACGCCCTGTTCGGCCTGTGGCGCGATCCTGGGCAGGCTGGCGGAGAAACGCTGCCATGCCGGCGCAATAGCGTTACGAGCGCCGCTGACAGCGTTGACCGCGGCCGGCGTCACAGCGCCAAACGCCGCCCCCAACCCCGCGCCCTGATTGCCGCGCGCAAGGCGATCCTCAAGCGGCATGCCCGGCGCCGCGTCCCCTGTTGCAGCGCCGTAGCCAGCGCCCCAGGCCGCGCCTGACGCCCCCGCGCGCGCCGACTGGTTGAGAAACAGCCCAGCGCCGCGGCCCGCCACCTGCTGGGGCGCGGAGGCGCCGAGCGTCGCCATCACCGGCACGGCATTGCCTGTGCCTTCTGCGAACGCCGCCGCATTGGGCCGGCGCTCGCGGAAATCTGTCGTCAGGTCGCGATTGCGCTGCGCCTGCCGCTGGTAGCCCTCACCGAACGAACCGCCCTGTGCGGCGTTCCTGGCCCCGCCCAGAGCCGCTGTGAGATCCTGTGCGAACGGGATGCCGCGGTTGATCGTGGCAAGGGTCTGCTCGGCCTCTTGGGCGAACGAGCGCCCCTGACCACGGCGCGGTCGATTGACCGGACGCCCGCGCTCATCCCACTCGCGCGCTTGGCCGTCCTGGATCAGATTGCCGCGCTCGTCCCAGGTCGGCATTAGCGTCGCCATGTCCTGGTTGACGGGTCCCACACAGCGTCAGCCGGAACGCCACGCGGACGCGGCGGAACGCGGATTTGCGCGCCCGTCGCGTCCGATTGCTGCGCCACCGGGCCGTTGGTCTGCTCGTAACGCTGCTGAATCTCTCGGCGCAGGCGCGTTGCATTGGATGACCACCACTGCTCGAAGCCTTCCAGGCTTCGGTGCTGCGGGTCACGCGCCCACGCCTCCATTGCATTGACGCGTGCGCGCTGGAGATCGCGATCGATCTGCACGCCCAGCACAATAGCGCGGTTGACCGGGCCGGGGTTTTGGATCGTCGGCCCTGTGCGCTCCAAGCGTTGCTGCTCTTGCGGCGTGTTTGCCGCCTGCGCCGAGATGCCACCGCCATTGGCGCCGCCGCGCATGTAGTCGAACACGCGCGAGTTCTGAATGTTTTCCATCTGCTGGAGGTTTGGCGACAATAGTTCGCCGAGATCGCTCAAGCCTGGAATACGGCGCACAGCAGAGCCCGTCGCTTGGCGCGAGTTCAAGTCAAGGAAGCGCTGACCCTGCAGTGAGGCGTCGGACAGTCGGTCCAGTTCTGAGCGCTCGCGCGTGAGCGGGTCGCCCGCTTCCGGCGCCAGCGTGCCTGCCGTCTCCGGCACGTATTGCTGACCGTTCCACACCTGACGCTCGCCAGTGCGGCGGTTGGTGCGATAGCGCCCGCGATATGGCTCGCGCGTGACTGGGCGTCCACCGCCTGCGCTGTATTCGTCGGTCATTCTGAGTAGTCCCAATCGTTAGAATCGGGCGGCATCATGTAGCCGAGCAGCGGCGCTGGCGGACGTGAGAGAACGCGCACTTGGCCCGTTCGCGTATTGCGCTGCGCCATGCCGTGTTCAAATGCGAACGGCTCAGACCACTCGTCTTCAGAGCCGGTGCGACTAAATTGCTGCCGCGCATACTGCTCTGGATACATCATTGCGAGACGCCGCAACTGCGGGTCGTCAATGGTCGATAGCGCCGCCGCCAAAGCTTGCTGTTGCGCCGCGTCTTCCTTGGCCTGACGCTGCTCTAGCGTGTCCTGTTCCTGGTTGGCGACAACATCGGCAATCGCGCCCTGCTGGCCATCAAGCTGCTGCAACGTTGCGCCGATGACCTGCAACCGCTCGGGCGTCAGCCAGCCGCGCCCAAACGCGCCGTGCCGCGCTGGCGTCTTTGTCCCTCTCCCCGGCGTTATCGAAAAACCATCGCCGGTCTTCACATTCGGCAACGGCTCGGTGGGCCGACTTTCCACCAACTGGCGCGCTCTCCCGAACATGCCCATCAGAGCGCTCCGTAGTCCACCATGTCGAAGCCGGCCGGGTGTCTGATCACCGCGTGCGGCGGCGCTTCATCGGCCATGACGCCGCTGCGCTTCACGCCCGGCTCGTCCCAGATGTAGCGATACTCATACCAGCGCAGGCCCTTCGCATCCGTGTGGCTGAACGTGATGTCCGTCTTCAGGCGGCGATCGGACGGGAACGTCACGCCCAGCCCGCCCAGGCCCTGAAACAGCGTGCCGAGCCCGCCCAGCAGACCAGTGTTGCCGCCGCTTGTCGTGCTTGTGCTCGTGCCGCTTGTGTTTTGTCCGGTGAACGTGGCTGAAGGCGTCATACCCAGCAGCGCGCCGAGTTGCGCGAGGTAGCGCAGGCGCGCTTGCGTCGGGTCGTTCTCTGTCGCCACATCGCGTTGCTGAGCGCCAAGATCCCCAAGCAGGCCCATCTCCGCCATGCGCGTTGCGCTCTCTTGCCCCGCTTGTGAGCCCAGTTGATTTGCGGCCCCGAGGCGGAAATTCGCGCCTGCCAGCCCTTGCTGGCTGTTGAACGTGTCGGCGTTGTAGCGGTTTCCGATGTCGAACATCGCCGCGTTTTGCGCGTTCTGGTAGCCTTGGCTTCGTAGCCCCGCCAGCGTTCCCGCCAGCGAGCGGGTGTTGTCGCCAACCAACTGCCCAGCCGCCACCATCTGACGCGAGCCGCCATAGGCGCCGTTCGGCGTCATCGATCGCAGAGAGTTCAGCCCCAGATCATTTGCGTGCGAGAAATCGCCAAGCAGCGAGTCGATCACCTGCGACTGGTAGGGGTTCATGTACGGGTCAAGGTTCGTATCCGACAGCTGTCCCGCACTCACGCTATCGGGCGTGTAATTCAAAAGACCGCGCGTTGCGTCCGACGCAGCCGTCATGTTCGGGTTGGTTTGACCCAGGTTGCCAGCCAAGCTCCACGCCTGTTGCTGAAGCTGGCTCGCCGGCACGGCCGAGGATTGCTGCGCCGTTGGCGTGTTCAGCAGCCCCTGAACGTTGTTCATGTAGTTCTGATACGGCTGCTCAATCCAGCCCGGCGTAATTGGCGTCGTCGTCTGGTTGGTCGTCGTCGTGTTGCGCTGTCTGCTGCCGCTGATGCCCATTAGAGTGTCTTCCGAAGGATGACTGCCGCCACCGCGTAGCCGAGGGGCGAGAGCACGTGCTCCCACTCCTCCCGACCCGCTTGGATGTGAACTTGTGTTGCGCCAGACGCGCGCGCCCACGCTTCGATACGGGGCAGCATGGCGAGCATTTCGCGAAGATCGCCTGCCACCGGCCCGATCTCCAGCACGCCGGAATCTATGCGTGTGAACACGTCAGAGTGAGCGCCGCTCCAGCACACTGCCTCGCCACGCTCGCACTCAGCAATGAGCGCATCCGCGTTGATGAACGGGTGGCCCTTTAGCGCCTCTGCCCAGCCCTGGCGCGCGCGTTCGACGTTCATACCACTGTCAACGTCAGCGAGCCTGACGCCACCGTCAGCTCGTAGTTCGTGCCCGTCACCGTATCGATCAGCACGAGCCGCACCGGCGTAATCTGCTCGTCCGTCTTCACGCAACGGCGAAGCTCTTCCTGAATGAGCCGGCGCGTACTCGCTTGATCGGTCTGCGAATACTGGCCTGGCGCCGCCGGCAGTTGCCTCACCGGCCAAGCTCCGCTGCCAAATGCTTATGCGTGGCAGAGCGCTGCGGCACGAGATGAAGCGTTAAGCCGTCGTCCTCAAGCGCAACCGTAAAGGTGGTCGCCGGGTCGGCGTTCGGCCAATGAATACTCACTGTGCCGTCGTCATTACTGCGAACAAAGAACCCCTTTGCGCGCAGCGTTTCTAGATCACTCATCGCCGCCCGCCCGGGATCGTGTCGAACCGCGGCGCGCCCCATTGCCCTGCGGTCTGGAAGACCACCTTCATGCGCGCTTCACGGCCTGCGAAGTGAGCATCAATCGGGTTAGGCGCCGCATACGGTCCTAGCTCCGTCTCTGTGTCGTTGTTCCACTCGCGGACGTAGCAATACATCTCCACGTCGCCTTCCGTGCCTTCATCAAAGATGATGTCACGCACTTTAGCGATGCGGTCGCCGTCGCCGATCTCAAATGGGCCGCTGATCGCGTATGGCGATGTGTCCCACGTCGAACCGAACTCATGCTCGTACACATACGAGTCCGACGAAGCCATCATCGGGTAATTGTAGATGCCGCTATCGGCGCCAGAGAGGCGCGAAAGCGTGTGCAGCATCCACGTCCCTTCCTTGTAATTGAACACCACGGCCATGTCGTTTTCCGTCGAAGCGTTCGACGGGTAGAACCACCAAATCTCACCAAATGCCGCAACCGACATGGCCGACACTTTCGACCGCTGTGTGAAATTCAAATCGCCAATGGTCGCGTCGTACACGTCGCAACTCATGGGCTGCACTGCCGCGCCGTCCCACATGCAAAAGCCGTTCGGACCCCACCAAAACACGCGCCCATCCGCCGCCGCATGGGCGCCGCGCGAGATGATGCCCGCGTTCTCGCCAACCCGCTGCACGTCGTACACGTACGGCAGGCCCAGATAGTTCATCGCGTACACGTCCAGATCGGTCCAGATCAGCGTGCTCGACCGCGTGCGCCGGGCGCACATGAGCCGGCCCTGCGTCTCAATATCGTAGTCGCCGGCCTGGTTCGTCGCCGTCGGCGTCCACACCGTATTGTCCCGCCGATCGCTCCATTGAAGCTTGCGATTGTCGCCGCCGGCGCCCAGCACGACCAGAAATCCTTCCGGCGTGGTCACCACGGCTTTTCCGGTTGGCGATCCCGACACCACAGCGGCCTTCGTTGGCGTCGTAATGTCTAGCTGCCACTCGTACACCTTCGAGTCGTCAGCCATGCAGCCCACGAGGTAGTCGCCAAACGTGTCTAGCGTCCACATCGACGCCTCGAACGCCAGGACTGTCGAATCCGTGCGCGGCGTGCCGTAAGTGCCGACGCCGTAATAGCCGACGCCATAGCCGCCGCCCGTCGCCGCATCCGCGTGACCAGACGTGAACCCGACTGGCGTTATGTCCACCATCGCCGTAAGCGACGGTGTGGCCGCATAGAGCTTCTGCTCCGTCCCGATCGCGAAAAAGCGCGTACCTTGACCGCGCCAGACGATCATTGAGCGACCCTTGCCGGTGAACGCTGTCGTGATGCGCTTGGCCCAGCCGCCAATGGTCTTCATCGCGCCTTCGTACCAACGCACGCAGCTGGAATCGTACCAGCGCCCCTTCGTTTGGTAGAGCGTGCCGCGCTGGCTAAGGCCAGGCGGCAGATCAGCCGTGACGAAGCTCAAAACTGCCCCAGATTATAGCCGTTCGTCATAACCATCGCGCCGCCTGCGTAAGCGTCAGAGCGCGCCTGATCGTTGATCTGGGCCATCAGGCTGTTGAACATGCCGCCGTACGTGGCCATGCGCTCCATCTCGTCTGAGAACGCCGCTGCCTCCATAAGCGCGCCATAGAGGTAGAGGTTCGGGTAACGATCCAGAACGATGTTTGTGTCACCGCCAGAGCTCAAAGCAGCCAAGCGGCGCGTGTAGAGCAACTTGCCGGTATAGCTTGTCGTTCCAGGGCTTGGGCCGAACACGAAATACTCGCCCTCGGTCGTGTTCTCCGCGCCGGTCGTGGTGTCACCTTCGATCGCGTACCACTGAGGCTGCGCACTTGAGTACGTCGCTTTGAGATCAAGGATGCGATCTGGCGATGTCGGCTGCAGCGGGTTGTCGTACGTCCCGTCGATCCAGAGTCTGCGCACTGCCGCCATGTCCGCCGGCGCCGCAATGCGATCGGCGCTGATCGTGAGGCTCGCCGTCTTGTCCATAAGCGGCACGCGGAGGCCAAGATTGATCTTCGTATGCGCAAGCTGGATGAAGTCCGTCACCGTACCGCTGCTGCGCGCCCAGTTGAAGGAGAGCACCGCTGCTTGGAGTTCGGTGTAGTTCGAAAAGCTCAAATTCGGCCCTCGGCCGTGCGGAGTTTCCGATAATCGATGTCATTCATCAGGCGCTTGTAGCGTTCGGGATACTTGCCCGGCTGCCACGGATCCCAACCTTCCTCGGCCATGATCTTGTTGCGCAGCAGCGTCGGGATGGACGCCACACGGCGCATCGACTTGTCCGGTGTGTAGCCCTTGTTTTCGGTGAACATCGCCTGGTTGAGTTCCAGGATTTTGTAAACGTCCTGACATGCGCGCACGATCATGTCGCCCGTCGCATTGTCGATCGCTGTTTCGTAATCGATGCCAGCCGATGAGCGAAACAGAGGCGTAAATCCGCTCTCCTGCTTCAGATGCTCATACGACTGCACCGGCTTGGGCTTGGGGTGCGCGAAGTCGCCAACGTCGCCGCGTGCAACACGCAGCGCTTCGTTAGTGTCAACCATCGGCGCCGGTGCTCCACGTCTCGTTGGCGTTGACGCCGTTCGCAAGCACTTCGCGCTCACGAGCGCCACGGCGCTCCGACAGGCGGGCCTCGGCCTCGTTCTGCTTCACGAACTTGTCCGCCAGCGCCGGATCAATGGGCTCGGCCCAGCGCTTATTGTAGAGCGAGCGAGCGCCCTGCTCCGAGCACTTGAACTTCGCGCCGCGGCTGTGGCGCTCAAAGCCGAATTGGCCGCCGGTGCTGATCTGGCCGTGGCCCCACGGCGTCACGCGCATCCACACTTCAGGGCCTTCATAGACCTGCTCGGGGCGGCCCTTCAAGGTCGAGATCGGCGGCGGGTTGTCTTCCTCAATGTCTGCCGGCGCAGCCGCTTCTTCAGCTGCTTTCAGCTCCGCTTCGGCCTTCTCTGCAGCCTTGCGAGCCTTCGAAGCGCGCGCCGCAGCCATCGGATCGGCCGCCGGCTTCGTGTTGGTGTCGTCTTCGGTCATGTCTGCTCCAAAAATGGAGCGAGGCCGTTAAGCCTCGCCCCAGGTCGTTGGGTAGGTCGATTAGGTCAGATCCGCCACGACAGCCGACGCCTTCTCGTTGCGGCTCACGAGGCACTTTTCCATCGTGATGAGCCACTTAGTAGCGTCGCCGGTTGGGCCCAGTTGGCGCGTGCTCATGCCGTCGAGTGTCGCCACGGCCCACATGTCGGGGTCGCAGATGAACACATCGCGCGTCAGTCCATACGGGTGTGGGATGAGCGTCACATCGCCGAAGTCGGAGATGTAGGTGTCCGCCGCACCAATGATGGTTGCCATGCCGTTGCCCGGCGCATCCTTGCGGATCGCAGCAATGCCGGTGAAGGCCGAGAATTGCTGCTTGTGCGTGCCGGACATGTACGCCTGGTAGTTGCGCTTGCCGCCGCCGCGAGACGTGAAGAGATTCGACATGCACGTCTTGAACAGCGCCTCCGTCAACGTGCGCTGCGTGCCGTTAGTGGCTGCCGCAACGATGCCGCCAGAGTAGCCGCCATCAGCGCCGGAACCGGAGCCGCGGCTGTCGTTCGACGTGAGCCACGCCAGGGCGCCGGCGGACTTGCGGGTCGTAGCGCCCGATTCTTCCACCGAGGCATAATTGCCGATCGCGCGCATCTCGAAGTCGCGCCGCACTTCCAGGCCACGAATGCCCTTCATGCGGTTGGTTTCCGTCGAGCGACCCGCCGTCTCCACGATGTCGGACGAACGCGAGATCGTGAACGCGGCGGCCGAGATCATCATGATGTTCTTCAGGCGGGTCGTGAGGTTGCCCGCGGCGGCCGTGTAGTCGTCACCTTCGAGCTGGGCGTTGGTAGCGACCGGCGCCGCCAGCGTTTCGGTTTGCCACTCGTGCGTCCGGGCTTTGCCGTTGACCGAGCCGATG